GTGACTTTGGTGAGTCAGGTGGATTAAGAGCAGGTCTATCTGTAGGAAAGATACATGGCTTTGACGTATATATGTCAAACAACTTACCTGCAGTTGGAACAGGTCCGGGTACATCTGGAACTGCTAACCAAAACTCTAACTATGGTGTTATCGTTGCAGGACATAGTTCAGCAGTAGCTACTGCAGAGCAAATCAACAAGACAGAGACTTATAGAGACCCTGATTCTTTTGCTGATATTGTTCGTGGTATGCATTTGTATGGTAGAAAGATTCTTCGACCTGAAGCAATCGTTACTGCCAAGTATAACGTAGGGTAAGGAGATTAGATATGGCAACTTTTGATTTAACCTCAAAGGATACCACAGGTATCTTTTCTGACTCTATCGTGGCTATGCCATCAGCTAAGAATACTAACGTAATGAGAAATATTGAGGCTTACCTTGATATTGATGCATTAGTAGCAGCAGGTGGTAGTTTCTCAGACGGAGACATCTTTCAGGTGTTAGAAATCCCTGCAAATACTCTAGTCTTAAATGCAGGTGCAGAAGTGATGAAAGCATTCACAGGCAGTTGTACTCTTGACATGGACTTTGCAGCAGGAGATGACATTATTGATGGTGCAGATATAACCTCAACAGGTTTTTGTGCAGCAGGAAGTAATGGTCAAACTAATACTATTGTAGGAAGTGCAGCTTCAACTTATACTCAATTTGTAACTACTACAGATACTATTGATGCTAAGATTGCAGGTGCTGCTCCAGCTACAGGCAGACTTAGAATGTATGCCACTGTTATTGATTTAGCAGGTCATGGTTTAGATGATAAGCCTGATGAAGTCGATAGAGACCAATTAGCATAAATTTATATGAGAGAGCAGGGCAACTTGCTCTTTCATTTTTATAGGAATTATAATGTCAGGAACTTTTCTCTCGCTAACAAATACAACTTTGGCTAGACTAAATGAGGTGCAGTTAACTTCATCTAATTTTACTAGTGCTAGAGGAATACAAATTCAGGCACAAAATGCAGTAAACGAATCTGTAAGATACATAAACCAACGAGAGTTTAACTATCCATTTAATCATGCTACAGAGACAAAAACATTAACTGCAGGTGTTGTTAGATATAGCATACCTACGTCTGCTAAAACTGTAGACTACAATACATTTAGAATTGTTAAAGACAGTGATTTAGGTAACTCAGGATATAGATTGGGTCAATTAGATTATAACGAATATATAAATTCTGTCAGTGACCAAGAAGATGAAATAAACACAACAACAACTAGTACAACACACACAGACAGTGTGACAACTATAACAGTAACTAGTACAACAGGATTTGATTCTGCAGGTACATTGCACATAGGCAATGAAGAAATTACATACACTGCCATAGGCAGTAGCACAACATTTACAGGGTGTACAAGAGGTGTAGGTGGCACTACAGCAGCTTCTATAGCTAGTGGTGTAACAGTGGCACAGTTTGACCAAGGTGGTGTTCCTGAACACGTAATTAGAACACCTGATAATAATTATCTATTATACCCTTTTCCTAATAAATCATACTCTGTAAAGTTTGACCACTTTACTTTTCCTTCAGATATGTCTGCTCATAGTGATACAACAAGTATTCCTGAAAGATTTGATGCTATTATAATAGATGGAGCTACAGCTTTTGTATATCAGTACAGAGGAGAAGCACAGCAATATCAATTAAACTTTCAAAGATTTGAGCAGGGCATAAAAAATATGCAGACATTGTTAGTAAATAAATATCAATATGTTCGTTCTACATATATACCTAGAGCAGGAACATATGGAGCAAATACACTAAACGCAAGGCTTAACTAATGGCAGATTTATCTCAAGTTACTCCTAGTGCATTTATATGTGAAGGTGGGTTAATAGCCAATCGTTCTACATTTATAATGAAACCCGGAGAAGCCATAGAACTTGAAAACTTTGAGCCTGATATAGAAGGTGGCTATAGACGCATAAGTGGGTATCAAAGACACGTAAGACAGATTGTACCTCATACTAGCTCATCTGATGAATCGGTTCTTATGATTACTAGCTTTGCTGATAAAATCTTAGCTGCTAGAGGAGAAAAGATATTTAGTTCTGCTGTAACTGATTTAGGTAGGGGAGCTTCTAATGCTATAGCTCAAGGAACTGCAATGACAGGTTCAGGAACTATAACAGTAAAAAGCACTACAGGATTTAGTTCTAGTGGCACAATACAAATAGACAGCGAACAATTTACTTATACAGGTGTTACATCTACAACATTTACAGGTGTAACAAGAGCAGTAAACAGTACATCTGCAGCAGCTCATAGTGCAACTTCGGATTCATCAAGAACTGTAGTATCAGAGAGTTGGACTGAAAGGGATACAGGAAGAACTAACGCAGGTAAATATTCTTTTGAAAGATTTAACTTTGATGGCACTGAAAAAATAGTTGTCGTAGATGGAGTTAATGACCCTACAGTTTTTAATTCATCTTTAAGTGCAACAGATGTAACAGCGAGTGCTGTTGAAGGTGCAAGTATAGTTGTAGCATTCAGAGAGCATATGTTTTATGCAGGTATGTCAAGCACTCCACAAGAAGTTGTATTTAGTCAACCTTTTGACGAAGATGCATTTAGTAGTGGTTCAGGTGCAGGTAGCTTCAAAGTTGATGATACTGTTGTAGGACTTAAAGTATTCCGAGATAATTTATTTATATTCTGTGAAAATAGAATATTTAAATTAACAGGTAGTTCTAGTTCTAACTTTGCAGTATCAGCAGTAACAAGAGATATAGGCTGTATAAATGGTAAAACTATTCAAGAATTTGCAGGTGACTTAATATTTCTAGGACCTGATGGATTAAGAACAGTTGCAGGTACAGCGAGAATCGGTGACGTTGAATTAGGAACTATAAGCTCTAATGTTCAATCTGTATTTGATGATAATATAACTGATGCTTCTGTTTTTGAATCTATAGTTATACCACAGAAAACACAGTATCGTTTATTTTTTAGTAAGGCAGGTGCATTAGAAAGTAGAACTGAAGGACTTATATGTGTGTTGAAAGGTCAGCAAGGTGGTAGTGAAGCCTATGAGTTTGCTAGATTAAAAGGAATTAAACCTGCTTGTACGGATAGTTTTATAACAATAGGTGATGTTCTTATTTTACATGGTGGTTTTGATGGTTACATATACCGACAAGAGGAAGGTTCTACATTTGATGGCACTGCTATTAATGGTAAATATCGTAGTCCTGACATGACATTTGGAGACCCGGGGATACGAAAACATATGCAAAGAGTTATCGTAAACTATAAACCTGAATCAGTTATTGATGCAGATTTATTTGTTAGATATGATTATGAATCAGCAGACTCAGCTAGACCTGCAGCTTATCCACTAGATTCAACAGATATAGCAGGTATATATGGTACATCAACTTATGGCACTCCTACTTATGGTGGTGCTTCTCAACCACTAGTAAGGCAATCTGTAGAGGGTTCAGGATTCGCAGTAGCATTGAGAGTAAACGATGGAGGTTCAACTGACCCCTATTCACTTAAAGGATTTCAGTTGGAATATCAATTAGGAGCTAGACGTTAATGGGAGCAACGTACACAAGACAATCATCATACACTGATGGTGACGTAATACAAGCAGCCGATACCAATAATGAGTTTGACCAACTACTTGCAGCATTTGCATCTAGTTCAGGACACACTCACGATGGTACAACTGCTGAAGGTGGACCTATAACTAAACTACTTGGAACTGCAATCACTATAGGTGATGGCACAGCAGGTACAGATATAGCAGTAACATTTGATGGTGAAACAGCAGATGGTGTATTGACATGGAAAGAAGACGAGGATTATTTTGAGTTTAGTGATGACATACTTATTGCTTCTACAGAGAAGCTACAATTCAGAGATACAGCTATATACATCAATTCAAGTGCCGATGGACAACTTGACCTTGTAGCTGATACAGAAATACAGATAGCTGCAACCACAGTAGATATAAATGGTAATGCTGACATATCAGGTAACTT